CTTTTAAAGTGATATCTAATATCGGCTCATCAGAAAGTGATTTTAGTAATGTTTCAATTTGTTTCAGCCTAGTATCTGAGTAGTCCAAATTGTAAGACTTTTCTATTAATTCAAGTAAACCATAAGTTGACTTTATACTTTTTATATCCTCTACCATACTCATTTCATTTGCTGCCCAACTAGACAAAAATGAGTACTCAAATAATTTATATTCTTTAATTATGGCTTTATTAGTTGCATCTCTCATTTTTACGTTATACCCAATAGATAATTCAGCATTTAAGCCGTTATCCTTCATTAACTGAATATCTGTAAACATATCTCTAGAAACTTCTTTCTTAAGGTTAAATTGAGTAGTAGTTAGTAAGCCATAGTTATCTTTTGCATCAATTTCCAAAGGCACACCTAAACTAATTGTAGGGATGTGGTCTTTTAATACGCGAATACGTCTGTAATTCTCGCTTACTGTTTTAGTAAATGAACCCTTTGCGCTAATATCCCCATCACTATCTTTAAAGTCGTATGTGTTAGCGTATGCCCTCACTATACCTTTGGCTTCGTCAAAATCTTTGATATCAATAGATACCTGTTTAAATCCTATTCTATCCATAATTACCACAAATATAGATATTATTTATTATAACCTTAATAATAATAGTATTTATTTATAGTATGTAATTTAAACCCTCATTATTTTACCGTCTTTATCACGTCTAACTAACTGAGCGTTTACGCATCTGCAATTAATTACGTTACCACCACTTGTTTGAGTTCCGTTTACATTTGTTGGCGCACCCGCAAACATAATTAACTCACCCCCTACATTAAATGGTTTATCTAAAGGAACACGTGTTCCATTCATATTAAAGTGATCAAACTTACTGTCTGGCGGTCGTCTTGTTCGTTTGTCTTGTGCAGATATCCAAATCTTATCCATTAAAACACCACTAACGGAACTAGCAACAGTCGCAGCGTAATTAGACGCAGTTGTTGTTTCTGTCCTCGCTATCCTTAATGATTGCCACCTGTAAAAGTTACGGCTGTTTATCATTTTAGTTAAATCAGTAGCAATTATAGCTATTGTTTTACCGTCTGCAATACCTTGTGCAATTAATTCATTTATATAAGATATATAATTTTGACGTACACTTACTATTCTTTGCCCCCCAAATTGATTAAGCCAATTAATAAGGGTATTTTGAAACTCATTTAAGAAAGAAGTAATATTAAAGTTTTTTTCGTTTATTTGCTTGTTTATTTCAGCACCAACTCTTTTACCATGATTACCACCTATTTCTGTATATACTTTTAAATACGCATTAAACACGTCTTTTCGTTCAATATAAAAAGAAGTAAACACCTCGTAGTTTTCTATGTCCATAGTTTCAAAAGGTATCTTTCTTGCTATGGCTTTAAACTCATTTTGAAATATTATACGTGCTTTATTTTCATATTTAGAATGTAACTTTAACCAAGTACTTCTATATGCCTTCATCATTGCCTATTGTTGGTAAATCATCTAACGACTGCGCTAAGGTTAATATATCACTTTGAACAGTAAATTCATTCATGTTAACGTCATCACTAATCACAAACTTACTAGCTATTCGAGCCTCGTTACGTGTTATAATTCCCTTGTCTATGTAAGTGCTTATCCAACCAGCCATCATAGCCATATCTTCTTGCATTTCGGGTAATTCGCTTATGTCAAATTCCCAAACAGTATTTTTGTAGTTTTTATATTTAGGTAGTATTTGAGTATTTATGGCTTGTTCTAATAACTTTAAATCTGGCATTATTTTATTTGTAATACCTTTACGCATTGCTATTCCAAAGTTGTCATATTTTGCTCCGTCATCATTACCCATCATTTTATCATCCCACCCTAAAGAATTACATATCATCTTCATATCGTATTTTAGATAATCAAATGGCTTTAATTCATCAGCAGTTAAACTCATTCTAGTAAATCCTAACTCTCCACTTGTTGCCAATATGTTTGACATTCTACGTGTATCAGAATCCATTTCTAATATTCTATCTTTTATCCCTTTGGCTTGTTCGTCTAATAAACCGCCTCCTTTAGAGTGAATGAATCCAAATGCACCACCATTTTTAAGTGTCTTAATGTTTAATCCCAACGCTTCATTAGAACTCTCTATATTTTTTAAAGATGCTCTTAAGGGCGATACGCCGTATAAATGCTCACCTACCTCATCAAATGAAGGGTTAGCGTATTTTATATGAATCACCTTATCTTCCTCAAACCTTATATCTTGTTGCCCCATTGTCAATGTATAATGGCTTACAGGGCTTTCTATATCTAAAGTGTCTGCATTACTTTTAACATGGATTTCCATTAATTGAGAAGGTAACAAGTACCAAGCGATAGGCACTCCAGTATTTTGACCCTCACTAGGTGAAAGTAAGTAAATGTAAGCATTTCCTGTTGTACACATGAACGTTTCGTATAAAGACACAAACTCATTCCAATTCTGTAAAGGGTTTGGCTTTTCTAATGGTATGTCTAAATAATCCTCTTTAAATGCTTTACTTTCTAGCAATATACGTTTAATTTGTTGCTGAGGTGTAGGGTTGTAGTTAACTGCCTTAATCAAGTTATCCCTTTTTTGTTTTTCTTGCTTATTATCAATCCTCTTAATGTAAAAAGGTATTGATGAAGCCTTAATAGATATTTGATTAACAACCGAATAAACGATCGGATTAATCTTATAGCCCTTTTCAATGTATGTAATTGCTTTATCATCATAAGATGCGGTGGACATGCCGAATAAATGTAAAAAAGCCTTATTGTATTTATTTACCTTTTCTCTATTAAAAGTGAAAGGATTACGTAAAGTTAAACCCATTTGTATAGTTAGAATTTATATAAATGTCAAAGTTAATAAATAAAATCTATAATAACCATTTAATAAATGCCAAATGTTCTTTTAAGTCCTAAAGACATCATTTCGTGATATCTTATTGCATCGATTGCGTGGTTATAATTATCTATTGGTTTATTGTTTGTATCGCCATTTTTATCCTTTGACCAAATGTATTTTTGGAACTCATTAATAACGTTCTTAGATTTAGAAGTTATTAAATACTCCTGTGTCTGCATCGTTTGAATACCGTATATAATAGAATCAGCACCTTTAGTAACTGGCAATATATTTACACCTGTTCGCCTTATCTCTTCAATAGATTTAGGCTCTGCACTATCAGCATAAATAAATGTATTCTTAGGTAATATCTTAGCGATGTCGTGGTTTAACATTCCTGTTCTATAAGCAACCTCGTTAAGTATTCGTTTATCATTGTACTTGTACACCTCCACTATTGCAGTAGGGTCATTAGTATATCCAAAGTCTAAGCCTATGCCGATTAACCTCGCATCGCTTGGAACATTGTGTATAATTGACCAATTGTCAAAGATAACGCCGTCTAAATTACCAGTTAATCCAAGACCGTAAACTCGCCATTTATTACTCCAATATTTATTTTTTATATTACCATCTGTAAATATATTTTCTGTTGGTAGAGACGTATTAAAGAACCCTTTTTGCTTATAATCTAAGATACTTTTAACCTCGCTATCTGCTAGGTATTCGTTATCTTTAAAGGTTAATGTTATAAAGTTGTTTTCATTTATGTAATCATCACCCCAAAACAAACTGTCTGGATTATAATCTATAATAGTTAATCCTGCCCTAGATATAAATTGAACAGCCGTATCAACATCCATTTTATCAGCCTCATTTATGTATAAAATATCACGTCTAAAACCTTTACCTACGTCGTTTACATCAGCACCAAGAAAGTCTAAATAAGACCCATTAAAATACTCATGTTTGCTTTCTGACTTGTTAAAATCGTGTTCATTCTCTAATACCCCCCAATCTTTACATATTTTTTTATAATCACGTATAACTGTTCGTTTCATCTTACTTAATTCAGAGGATAAGATAGTGGCCTCTTTAGTAGAAGAACATAAAGACTGTATTAAAAGCTGTATTATACTAATGGTTTTAGATGCACCTTGACCACCTCTGATTACAAACACGTTCTCATTAGGGTTTGACTTAATAAGGTCTAATATCTTATAATATGCCTTAGTATATTTATACTTATTTTCGCTCACCTATATCTGGCAAATTAGGTATGTTTAAGCCGCCTGTTATTTCTGTCTGTTGCCTCTCTACCAAACTATTTAAACGTTGCGTAATTGATGGATTAAAGAAGCCTAACATACCTCCTGTTATTTGATTCTCTCTGATTTCATCTTTTATGCGTGAACAGATACTAATAAACTCAAAGTATAAATTATCTTTATTTATAAAATATTGTTCAACGCATCCGTAATTATTATAGCAAAATCGTTTAAACCCCTCAAAAGTTAATGGCACTTTTTGACCATCTGTTTTACGTTCACCATCTTTACCAACATATTGAATTTTTAACCATTGACCAGATTGTATATCTACGTCTTTCTTATACTCGTTAAAAGCCGTTTCCAATTCGGTAGGTGCTTTAAATATTCTTGTAGGGTGCATTTATTTAACTTTTTTAGTGTTTTTAAACAGTACTATTTCTCTATTGCTTAATGCTGACAAAAACTCTCCGTATTTACCAAACCATACCCTTGCAGACATTTCACACTCATATTCGTTGGAATAGTCTTTCCAGTAACCATTTTGTCTAACTTTATAGATATACATATATATACATTTTTCACAAATATACAAAAATAAAATCAATTACTATAAGTATAGTGTTTAAAAAATAAATATGTTAAAGTATGTTAAAGTTTATTGTTTATCTAAATAGTGTTTGTATCTTTGAACCATAATTAAAAACTAAAACAATATGTATACTTTAAACCAAATGACCGAAGCAAGAAACCTAGTAGGAACAGACATAAACGAACTAGAATATATTGACCATATTGTAATCCAAGACGGTAAAACATATTTTCAAATCATTCATTTAGATGGTTCTGAAAAATTAATTGAGATTAAAGAATTATTAAACTAAAAAACAACAGGGGGTGTAAAAACCCCTAATAAAACAAACGATATGTTTAGAGATAAAATAGTTAAGACAGTAAAATTACCAACGGGTCTAATCTGCCACCAATATAAGAGCGGGAAAATAAAAGTAATAACACCAAAATAATGAAAGGAATTAAATTCGAGGAATCAAGCAAGTACAAAACAGACAACAAGTACTACGAATTAAGCGTTGCAAATGTTGTGGTATTGAAAATGGAACGCTCATGGTGGCGTTGGTTAATACAAATAATAGACGATAAAATAAACTAATATGAAGAAGATAAAGCCAGAACATTTTTACTTTATAACATTAATAATATTTTTCATCTACGTCGCTTACGGCGTAATTAAATACACTTTAAATGCATAGACACACAGAAAGATTACAGAAATTAATAGACTTAGCGAAAACAATGGGTCACACTTACTATTTTAACGAATTAACACTTCTCAAGGTAGATGTTGATATTAGCATACTAGAAGCAGAATGTGAAGAAATAAGAAGACAGTTATGCAAAATATAAGCAGCAAGCAATTTAAAAGACTTTTAGAACAGCAAGAGCCTGTAAAAGAAACAGGAAACTATTTGAGTTACGAAAGCGAAAATATGTCAATATACTACGATTATCAAAACGACGTTTTTGTTTACGAGTTAACGGATAAATTTACAGTTCAACAAACTAACATAATTAGAGAATATTTCAACAATTTTATATGAGCAAAAAAGTAGAGGTTTACCAAAAGATAGCGGAGTTTGAAACTCAGAAAGAAGCAAGGGAACTTGTAATGACCTTAAAAAGTTTGCAAGAAATTAAAGGAAATGGAGAGTTTAAAATATTTAAATTTTAACACTTTTTACTTGCATAGTAACTATAAAAGCAATAAATTTACAAAAACAAAAATATGTGGTTAGTAACAGAAAAGTATAAGTATTTAGAAGCGTTAAGCAGGGTTAATGATGACTTTTATAGCGATGCAGTAAAAAAAAAGTATAAACTATTTATTGAGAATTATTTAAAAAACAAAAACTAATGAAAGAACAAAACATTGATTGCATGAAGTACCGTAAGTCTACACACCTAGCGGGAGTTGATGTAGAAATGATTACAGCAGAAAAAGGTAACTGCATATTAACAATAAAAGAAGCATATTACAATACAAGTGTAGATGTTAGCGGGAATAATACAGATGGCTATTTTTTAGAATTTGTAGAAGGTGTAAAGCCAATGGTGGCAAACTCTACAAACAGAAAAGTAATTGCATCAATTATTAAAATAAAAAACAAATGTACGGGTGCAGAAAGCCGAAACATTGGTAATTGGAAAGGTTTAAAAATTGATTTAATTTTTGACGCTGATGTAAAAATGATGGGTAAAAAAACAGGAGGAATTAGAATTTCGCCAATAAGTCCTATTTCTACTTTATCAGATAAAAATGCAAAGTTAATTTTAAATAATTCAAAAAACTTAAAAGAACTTGTTGGTAATTGGAATAAGTTAAGTTTAGAAGAAAAAAGTTTACCGACTGTAAATGCTTTAAAAGAATCACTTAAAACCAGCCTTAAATAATGATAGCTTATAAAGAAATTAATCAAGGAACTATTGAATGGTTTGATTTAAAATGGGGTAAAATAGGAGGCACTTTGGCTAAAGGTTTACATATTAAAAGTGATACTTTATTCATTGATATTCTTAGTCAGCAAATAGAAGAATTTGAACCCTCTGATAGTTTTGAAAATGAACATACTCAAAGAGGTAAAGATTTAGAACCATTTGCAATAGAGTATTTAGAAAAGTATACAGGTTATAAGTTTGAATCTTTTGGATGGTTGCAAAGTGAAGACAATGATTTACTTGGTATTTCTCCAGATGGATTAACAGCCGATTTAAAAATTGCTTGTGAAACAAAATGTTTATCTAGAAAAAAGCATACACAAATACTTTTAGAAAATGAAATACCATTAGAATTTATACACCAACTTTGTCATTATTTTACTGTTAACCCAAAGTTAGAAAAACTATATTTTTGTGCCTTTAGACCAGAAAGTATAAATAGTTTTGTAAAAGAATTAACATTAGAAAGCATAGTAAATATAGGCACTAAAGCTAAGCCTCAAAAAATGACAATAGAAGCAGTAAAAGATTATTCTATTGAGTTTGCAGATGAGTTATTAATAAAAATTAGTGAAAATAAATCACAATTAAGTTTTTAAATATGGGATGTAGTAAGAAGAAATTTGAAGATATGCAAGAAGAAGAAGCTTATGAAAGACAAAAAGCAATCTTTCAAAATGGAAACGATGGATTGCATTATGATTTTGACTATAAAAAAAAGGATGCAATTGTAGAAAATTTAAAAAAAGAATTTGACATAAGAAGTAAGATTGGTATTAAAAAATATAACACTACCTTAGAGGAAAATAATAATGATGATTTTTTACAGCATTTAAAAGAAGAATTAATGGATGCGTGTTTATATATCACGAAATTACAAAGTAAAATTAATAAATTAAATAAATAGAAATTATGAGCGAATTAACGATTAACGGAAAAATTAAGTCTTTCACGAAAGTAGAAAGCGGAACTTCTAAAGCAGGTAAGGAATGGCAAAAACAATCCTTCATAGTTGCTAATGATGGCGGTTATGAAAGTAAAGAACAAATATTTTGTTTTGAAGTATTTGGAACTGAAAAAGTAGAAAATCTAACTAAGTTTCAAAAAGTAGGGGATGAGGTTACAGTACAATTCAACATAGGTACAAACGAGTATAACAACCCTACTAAAGGATTGCAATACTTTACCTCCCTAAGTGCTTGGAGAATTGAAAAACTAGCGACTGCACCTGTACAAGAATACGCACCTGTTACATCTGCGGAACTTGAAGAAGAACTTGATGATAATTTACCTTTTTAATTGTCAACTTTTGAAGAAATAAAAACGTTCTTTTCGGATTACAAATTTGAAGAGAACGTTTTAACATTAAGTAATTACGAAACCATAGACGACTTAAAAACATTTGTCTATACACATATATCAATTTTAAATGCAAATAGCGGAAAACGTATTTATTTACCGTACTTTGACAGATTAAAGCGAATATATTTAATAATAAAACAAAATGACCCCAGAAAAAATACTTAAAGATTATTTAGAAGAAATTGTACACAGCAAAAAACTATGTTTAAAATCAAACAATATAAAAGACGCAGAAAGTATACAAGAAATTGAAAACTCTTTTAATTACGCTTTAAATCTAATTAGATACTGGACGCAACAAAAATACTCAGAAAAACAAAAAATATAAAAAATGCAATTAATACCACAGGAAATAAAAGAGCAAAAGAAGCTAAATAGACTATTATTGCTAACTGATATGTTTATACAAGAAATAGACGAAGACGGCTTAGAACTTAAAGAAACCACTTTAAATCTAAAGAATAAACTAGAAGAGGTAAACGAAATACTTTTACCAATTCTTGACAAGTTTTACCAAAACAAAAAAGTAAGAAAAACATTATTTTATAGCGACGTTATGAAAAGTTTTGACTACACTTTTAACAGGCATTTTCACATACATTTTAAAGTTAAATAATGAGAATAAACGTAAAACCTTTATCTGTTAATCAATGCTGGGCAGGTCGTAGATTTAAAACACCAAAATATAAATCTTATGAGAAGGAGGTTTTATTAAAATTATCTAAAATAAAGATTCCAGAGGGCAAACTAGAGATACTAGTAACCTTTGGACTATCTTCTAAACTTGCAGACTATGACAACCCTTTAAAAGCCTTTCAAGACATACTATGTAAGAAGTATAATTTTGATGATAGGCGAATTTATAGAGGTATAATCCAAAAAGTTGACGTAAAAAAAGGGGAAGAATTTATTGAATTTTATATAAAAAAGTTTGATTATTAAATAAAATTGATTATATTTGTAACCGGTTACAGTCCTACATTATAGGTAACTTAAAAAATAACATAGTCCTTTATAATGAACTTGACGTAGGACTCAAGGGATTTATAAAGGATTTTTGTATTTAAAATAAATTTAAAAAAATGGATAAAGGATGGATAAGTATACACCGAAAAATAAAGGCTCATTGGCTTTATACAGAGAAACGTGTTTTTAGCAACTTAGAAGCATGGATGGACATATTGTTAACAGTTAACCATTCTGATAAGAAAGTTTTAATAGGAGGTGTTCTTTTTGACGTTAAAAGAGGCGACAGTATAATGTCTTTAGATAGCTGGGCAAAAAGATGGAATTGGAACAAATCTAAGGTTAGAAGGTTTTTAAGTTTGCTAGAAAACGACAAGATGATAATTACAAAAAACGAGATAAAAACGACACGCCTAACTGTCTTACACTATAATAGTTATCAAACAACTGGAAACGCAGACGAAACGCAAGTGAAACACAAACGAAACGCAAGTGAAACGCAGGCGACACCAAACAATAATGATAATAATGTAAACAATGAAAATAATGAAAATAAAAAAGAAATACAGTTTGATTTGTTTTGGAATTTATACGATAAAAAACAAGGTAGAGAAAATTGTTTAAAAAACTTTTGTAGGTTAAGTGATGAAGATATAAATAAAATTTTATTAGTTGTAAAAGATTATGTAATTTTAACACCCGAAACAAAATATAGAAAAATGCCGTTAACTTGGTTAAATGGTAAACATTGGAACGATGAATTAAAAAACAATAAAACATTAAATTATAAACCAGCTAAGCCAACATTTTAATTATGAATAACTTCATAGAATGGAGTTCGTTAGAACTTAAAAAAACAAGTGGTAAAGAAAAGATATCTTGCCCAACGTGCGAAACTAGTAAACATAGAAAAGGCGATACCTCAATACAAATAAACCACTCAGAGGGGTTTGGTAAGTGTTTTAGGTGCGAAAGTTTAACATTTAGAGAAAGTGAAAGTAAAAAAGTAAAGGATAAAGAATATAAATTACCTGTTCAAACTTGGAAAAATTACACTAATTTATCTGACAAAATGGTGAGATTTATAGAGGATACTAGAAAGATAAACCAAAATACTTTAAAGGCTTTAAATGTTACTGAGGAATTATTTTACCAACCAAAACAAGGTAAGGAGGTAAATAATATTGTTTTTAACTATTTTGAAAAAGACGTTTTAGTTAACAAAAAGTATAGAGATGGTGCTAAAAACTTTATGCAATCTGCTGGCACTCGTTCTATATTTTATAACATAAATTCTGTTATTGGTGAGAAAGAAGTTTGGATTTGCGAAGGAGAATTTGACGTTTTAGCCTTACATCAAATAGGGATTAAAAATGCAATATCAGTTCCAAATGGTGCAAATGATAACGATGATTACTGGTTAAATTCTAAGGAATATTTAAAAGACGTAAAAAAATTCATTATTGCGGTAGATAATGATGAAAAAGGAAATGACTTAAAAGAGAAGATTGCGCAACGTTTAGGACGTTATAGGTGTGAGTATATAGAATTTGTAAATAAAGACGCTAACGGCGACCTAATAGGGCAAATTTTGCATGATACAGTTAAAAAGCGTAAACGATTTCCAGTAAGTGGAACATTTAGCGTTTCTGAACTAAAAAAAGGCATATTAGAACTCTATGACAATGGTTTGCCAGATACCTTAAAACCTAAGGCATATTATTTTAGACAATTTAAAGAATGCTTTTCAGTTATGCGTGGGCAATTGACTACGGGAACTGGTATTCCTTCACATGGAAAATCAAACTTTACAGACTGGCTCGCACTAAATTTAATAAATGATTATGATTTAAAAGGATCTTGGTTTTCGCCAGAACATTCTCCTATGGCACTTTACCAGACTAATTTAATGGAGAAAGTGATAGGTCGTAACTTTTGGAAAGACAAAGAAACAACGCAAGGAACTGCACCAAGAATTACACGTGATGAAATAGATAAATATGAGGAATGGGCAAATGAAAAAATATACTTAACAGGTGCTGAAGGCGACACCTTACCTACCTGGGATTGGTTGCTTGAAAAGTTTAAAGAGCAAATGATTTCTTTTGGCATTGATATATTTGTGATTGATGCGTTTAATAAAGTACTTTTGCCAAATGGAAACAAGATTGACCAGATTAACATTGTGTTAACTAAACTCACACACTTTGCACAATCAAATAATGTTTTAATTATATTAGTAGCTCATCCTACTAAAATGCAAAAAAACGAAGCAGGAATTTATAACGTTCCAGATTTGTACAGTGTTAGCGGTTCGGCTGATTTTAGAAATCAAACTCATAACGGATTCTCGATTTACCGAACATGGGCGGACGTGGAAAATAATATAGAGAATACTACCACGTTTTATAATATGAAAACAAAGTATAATTTTCAAGGGGATATAGGTTCGAGCGTGGAATTTAATTACTCTGAGGTTAACGGGCGTTATTACGAGAAAGATACCGATGAACCTTTATTTAGTTTAATTGATATTAGCGAAGAGTATATGAAAGAAAAAGAAATATTGCCGGTTATAACTGTAAAAGAAGCGTTTGATATTGAAGATTGCCCTTTTTAAATGTTAAAGTTTTGGTAGTTACAAAAAAAGATTATAGATTTGTTAATATAAATAATAATTTAAACAGATAGATATGAAAAAGTTTTTTAATAGTACAATTGGTAAGTGTTTTTTATACACATTGTTGTCTGTAGGTGTTTTTGTGATGCACTATGGTATAATTTGGTTTATACAAGATGACTTTAATTGGATAGATTTAAGTGAAAAAACAGGTAGGATAGCTTTAGTTGGTCTAGTAACTGTAGATATTATAATGGCTTCTTTAATAAGTAAATTAGTAATCGATTAAAAACAAAAACATTATTTACAACTTATGCGTGTATAGTTTGTTATTTTTGCCAACGTGCATGTATATTAAAAGTATGTGAAGGTTATGTAGCTAAGCCTATAAATAAGCGGTTAAACCGTAGTGAATACGGACTTTGTCTATGTAACTAAAGCACATATTTTTAATATACGGTGTTGTTAACTTTTAAAAATTATGGGAAGAAATAAGCACGTAAAAAAGAAATGGCATACACAACAAAATAAATCGAATATAAATTTATGTGGTTGTTATCTTTGTGTAGGTACTGACTATATAGAATGGCTAAGACTTAAATATTTTGTAAAGCTAAAACATAGTAAACAAGATATAAGTGATTTTTAATTGTTTACAACTTATTTGTGTATGGCAAGGTTTTGTCGCAAATATAGTATAAATATGCGACAATATTTTAATATAAAACTTTGATATACACAGTGTTATGTGCCTTTTTAGGCTTGTAGTATAGCGCAAATCACAGACCTTATAAACGAGAGTGAAATTGCCAACAAACACGATGTTGGATGGTAGGCGACCAACAGCGCTATATTACACATAACGTATGCGGTTAAGGTTAGTTGCGTGAATAATTAATAAATTAAATATGGACTTAAAAAAAATATTAAAAAAAGCATTTGATGCTGGTTATAACACTTCATTAATGTATAATAATTTAGGAGATAAAGCACACAAGGATTTCCAAGAATTTTATAAAAAAGAAGTTAACGAGCAATTAACTTTAACCGATGTTGTACAGCAAAGCGAACAGTATTGCGAATGCACAAAGCCAACTTTAGGTAAAAGTGTTAGTAGATGTGGTAATTGTGAACAATGGTTTAAACCGCTTAAATAGCAATATTGTGTACAACTTATTTGTGTATGGAATATTGCGTGTAAGTTAACGAGGACTTTCGCACGTAAAAAGATATAATTAATGATAAAAAAGCAATGAGCATTAACGGAATTAGCAATTTTTTATACGCAGTGTTAGTTGCTTTTATTTTAAAAAACCCGTTATTTTTGCAAAAAATAAAACCCAATATGATAAACATTACGAATGAATGCAACATGGAGTTGATGAAACGTTACGAAGATAACTATTTTGATTTAGCTATTGTTGATCCGCCTTATGGAGGTAATGATGCAATAGGATTAAAAGATAATAAAAAGAAAGGAAAACAAGCTACAAAAAGAACTAATTATAATATTTTTAAAAATGTAGCACCTACACCTGAATATTTTACAGAACTTAAAAGAGTTAGTAAAAATCAAATTATATGGGGTGTAAACTTTTATAATAATTATGATTTATCTGGGGGTCGTTTAGTTTGGGATAAAAAAGGCACTGCATTTGGTAGAGCAGAAATGGCTTATTTATCTATGACAAAAAGCGTTAATATTTGTGAAATTATTTGGAATGGGATGATTCAGCACGATATGAAAAATAAAGAAATAAGACAGCACCCAACTCAAAAACCCGTAAAACTTTATGAATGGCAATTAATGAACTACGCAAATAAAGGAAATGGATTAATTGAAGATCTAAACGGTTTACGTAATTTTAGAGTACTTGACACTCATTTAGGGAGTGGTTCTATTGCATTAGCATGCCATAATTTAGGTTTTAATTTAACTGCTTGCGAATTAGATAAAGAATATTATAACGCAGCTTTAAAACGCTTAAAAGAACATCAACAACAGTTAACAATGTTTTAATTCCCACGTAGATTTGAGCGCAACCGTGGCGGGTTTTTTAAAATAATTGCTACTAACGTATTTGTGTAAGGAAAGTAAAGATTAAATAATTAATAAATTTTATAAAAATGAATACAAAAGAAGAGATTAGTAAGTTAATATACAAAAACAGTATAGATACAGGAGATGGTGTTTTAATAGACTATAAAGAAATACATAACTTAATAGGTAAGATAGATGCTTTATTTTCTTTACACGGTGTTGTTAAATCGTTGCCGAATAAAGAATTAATGAACTTTGATGCTTGGTTGGAGTTTTTAAAATGGGAACAAGTTGGCAATAGTTACGTTTATAAGCAAGGTAATAGGTACAAGGATGCAAACGAGTTGAAGCAAATACACAATACCTACTTGAATATATAGGCTATGTTTTACAACGTGCTAGTGTATGGTTTGCAATTTTTAAATGTTAAAGTTTTGGTAGATTGAGAATAATGTTATAGATTTACAAAAAGATTAAGTAAAGCGATTAGCAATTGTAAATTATACACGTTGTTGGGATTAGTTAATAATTAAAAATAAATAAAATGGAGGAATTAAAAAAATATGAATGGATAGAGTGGTGTGGTTGCTATAATTGCGCTGGACACAATGACGATTGCGGATATAGAGATGACTGTGTTACAAGCAAGAAAGTTAAAGTGACTGATTAATTACTGCTAACGTCTCGGCTATGAATTGAAGCCGTGTAACAAATGATTGATTCAAAGAAATAACCTTAATGACGGCTTTTATTTATAGCCATTGTTAGCATTATTTTTTATTATGAAAATATGGAAATTTAAGTTAGAACACGAAAGAACACAAATTGTTAAAATGCCATTAAAATCTGAAATAATGGATATTCAAATGCAAGAAGATGGAATTACTATGTGGGCATTATG